TACGTGCCGCTCGACGACATCGAAACATCGGCCGAAAGCGAGCTGGTCGCATTGGTGACCGCGAGCGCGCAGGTGCCGGTGCCCGTGATCGTGCCGCCCGACAAGCCTTGACCGCAGGTGACCGACGTCACGCCGGCCGCAGGCGTCACCCACGTCGGGTTGCCGGTCCCGTCCTGCTGTAGAACCTTCGTGCCTGTGGTGTTGCCGGCGAGCTTCGACCATGCCGCGCCGTTCCAGTAGACCATGTCGCCCGGCGCGCTCGGTGTCGGAAAGACCAGCGTCGCAGCCGCCGCCCCGGAGACCCACGACGGTGCGCCCGAGGCATTCTCCATGAACAGGTTCGATGCGCCTGTGTTGCCGGCGTAGGAGACCCATGCCGCACCGCTCCAATAGATCAGGTCGCCCGTGCGTGTCGGCGTCGGGAAACCGGCAGCCGGCGTCACCCATGACAGCACGCCGGAAGCGTCGGTCTGCAGCAGCTTGGTGCCGGAGTTGTTGCCCGGCAGCGTCACCCAGTTCGAGCCGGTCCAGTACGGAATATCGCCGGCTCGGGTGGTCGGCGGGAAGATATTGGTCGCCGCACCACCCTGCGAGATCGCGCCCGTACCGCCCTTGGTGAGCGGGATCGAGCCCGTGCACGTGCCGGGCAGGCCCGTGGTGCCGTTGTAGCAGGACAGATCGCCACCGATGACCGGTGCCGTCGCCATCATGCTGTTGACTTGGTTGGTGAAGAACGTGCGCAGGATCGATGGCGTGATGGCGCCGGCCGTATTGTCGGGAAACTGGTTCTGGATGTCCTGCAGCAGCTGCTGTTGTGTGCAGGGCGAGCTGCAGGGCGGCACAGGGGCCGCCCGAGTCGACTTCTGTTGAGCCTGAGCCCCGCTGACCGAAAGAACGAGCGCAGCAGCGATGAGTAGCTTCTTCATGGGTCGCGCCTCCTCCGCGGTTAACGCGGGTGACCGCGCTTACCCTTGAGTACAATACCAGCGACCAGTCGAGGTCGCCGACCAGCAGTCGATCTGCTTCCTGGCCGTGACCGAGAGCGCACCGCCAGCACCACCTACGGCGCCGTTGCTGACGATGATGTCGGTTGCCAGGAAGGGAAAGACGTTCATCGCATTCGCGGTGTCGTTGACGACGATCACATTGAGCGATGCATCGACATTGGAAGGTGCGCCGATGTTGGTGATCGATGGCAGCCTCACACCATCACCGATCGTCGCCACCGTCGTCACCAGAGAGAAACCGGCCGAGAGCTGATAAGAGGTTGCCTGCGTGCCGGAAGCCGTTGCAGTGATGCCAAGCTCGGTCGATAGAGCAGACATGCCATTCTGCCAGATGGCGTTGCGGTTCGAGCTGTCTCTGCCGGAGATGGTGAGTGCAAAGGCTGCGCTCATCACGATGCCGCAGATCACACCAATCGCTGCCGAATTCAAAAGGCGCTTCATCATGTCCTTACCCTCGCAAAAAGAGGTCGGGCGGGGTCGGCCGCCCGGCCCAAGGCTGGGAGGTTACGACTGCCAACCGCCTTCGAATTCGAGGACGACGATGGCTTGTCCTGCTGATGGCGCACCGGTCGCGTTCCACGTCACAGTCGGGAGCACGTCCGCAGTTGCCGTAAGAGAGCGACCAAGAGGACGGGGAACTGCAGTGACGCCGGCCGCCGTCCATGTCACGTCAGCCGCCGCGACGATGCTGTTGGCGGCGCCACCAGCGATGCCGACAGTCACGGTAGGGGTCGTGCCATTGAACGCCGTGACGACTTCCACCCAGCACCCGGTGATGAACGCACCTTGTGGCAGGTAGTTCGCCATCGGAACGGCGACACCAGAGGCAGCGTCGTTCCAGTTGACTGTCTTCTTGAGGGTGTTCTGCACCTGCCGCGGGTCTTGCCGGGCAGCGACACCGAGAGTGTTCGTGGGCATGACGGCTCCTCCTTACGTCGCCGGTTGCGCATACGTCGACATGACGATGACGCCATAATCAACGTTGTTGTACCGGGTTTTCTTGAGCCCATGGATCGTGAGCGCGCTGATCTCAAGACGCCGCTTGTGATCGAACAGCTCCTCGTTCCATGTGATTTTGCTGGGCCCGTTGTCGCGCCCGAAGCCCATCATGCAGGCTTGACCGCCGAGGAACGGAGCACGCCGCACAGTCGGCACGTCGGCGCCGGCTGCAGAGACACCATCCGATACGTCGAATGCCGAGCGCAGGATGGTCGCGTTGTAGACACCGATCGCGCCCGAGAAGATGCGGTTGCCGGTGTCCTGGCGCCCCATGCTCGCCGCCTTCTGCAGGTCGATGAACTGACCCGTGGAAGTGTTGCGCCGCATGGCCGTGACTTGATACGGATGGAGGTACGCGCAGTACATGTCCTCCAGCGTGTTGTTGTAGTCGCTGCGCCCGTTCGAGCGCGGCGAATTACCCTTGATCCTGATCGGCCGGATCATCGGAGTCGCGGTGATTGCCGCCTCCTTTGCTTTGTCGATCATGTCCAAGGTAAAGGTGTCGCCTGCGACGAGAAGATCGTCGGAAGCTCTGTTGGACTGGCGGATGATGCGAGACGTCGATGGCGCCGTCACCGGGTTCAAGCCGGTATAGCGGACATCGGTTTGCACCGAATAGCCGCACACCTGATTGAAGAATGCGACGCTATAGCGCTTCGCGTACCAGTCGCCGAGTCGCCCCTTCGCCGTGTTTCGCAAGTCCCACGGTACGCGGTTCTGGTCGATGGTGCGCCTCGATTTGACACCAGCGACAGCCATCAGCTCATTGATCACGAGCTGGTCGCTGTAGGTGGTGAGCGCCTCACCGTTGCCTTCCGCCAGCTGGTTCTCGGAGAAACCAGCTTGTGCAAGCTGCATGACGATCGCATAGGTGATTGCGTCACCCGGTCCTTTCGACAGCGCATCCTGCATGTGGATGATGGAATTTTCGTCGTCGCCGATCAGCGGAGCGATAGCTGTGTACTTAAGCGACTCGTGGTCGAGAACGCGAGACCAGAGCTTGACGGCCATCGCGTCATTGACGGGATAGGACGTAGTACCCATGGGAGCACCCTTGCGGTCGCGCCCGGCGCGACTCAAACGCGCGCCGTGGCACATGCTGCGATATGCGTGGGTGCAGAGCTTTTAAGCGCCTTCCTGCGAGGCGAGGAGGGTTTAGCGATAACCCCGAACGAGCGGGAAATTTAATCGCCGATCCCGAAGGCGTGTGGCATTTCTACATCAGCCGAATGGAACATGCAAGATGACCCCCTACCGGGTCTCGAACCCAGCTCCCTCGGTGTGAACCCGAGTGCATCGCCCGCGCTATGCTTTAGGGAGGAAGCGCTGGTCATCTTGGCAAATGTATCCCTGGACCGAAGCCCAGCAGACACCCGAGCAGTGCGAAGATCACGTAAACGATCATGATTGCCACAATCGCCCAGAGCAAGATCGAGATGATCTGCCCGATGATCGCGTAGCCGGTGAGACCGTCGACGAACGGGATGAGAAGCTTGATCACCGCCACCACCGCAATGACCACGATCAACCAGATCAACAGCTGCTCGACGAACCCTAGACTTAGACAGGCCATGGTTATCCTCCTCTGCCAGGGAACTCCCTCCCCATGATCGCTTCCAGCCTGTTCTTCGGCAGGTTGTCGATATAGGCGCCAAATTCGTCATCATCCATCCGGAGAAGCATCTCGGCCGACAGGGGCTCCGCCGGAGGCACGCCGCCACCATCCGACAGGGATCGGGATGCTCGGGCTCCATCCATCTCCGCCTGCAGTTGTGCGACAGCGCTAGGAGTCGCATGTGGTAATCGTGCTGCCGGCGGAGCTGCCGCCGCGGTACGTCGCGCAGGCGCCGGAGACCGTGCTGCCGCGACTGGCGCCGCCTGCGGGGGCCGCCAGCCTCGTGCTTTCGCGTGCATCATGATCATCTTGGAAGGGCTCCGTCCCCTCCCGAGAGCATCTGCGACCAGCCCCTTCTCCTCGTCGTTGAAATCGGCGATCAGCTGGTTGATCTCTTTCTGTGTGAATTGCTCATTCGGATCGCTCGGGTCTTTTTCGAACAGGTTCAAGCTGATCTCGATCAGCCGGCGGTTCTTCAAGAACTGGTAGGCCCCGTTCTCGCCGAAGAAGTGCTGTCCCGCCTCGGTCCGTGAGTAGTTCTCGGCATCGCGCGTGAAGTCACGCACCATGGCCTGATCCGCCAGTGTCTGATTAGTCTCCTGCTGCTGCGCCATCGAGGCCTGCGCCATGAAATACTGCCGGCGCTGCAGCTGCTCGATCGCCCCGGCGAAGTCGACGTTGGGGTCGATCGTGTCTTCCAGCATCGGGTTCTGCTGTATCTCCTGCTGCCGCTGATACTCCTGCTCCTGCGGCGACAGCTCCCTGGGAGGTGGTGG